CCTGCCACTATCCCATTTTTTGGGCGGTCACTGGCTCCGTCATGCCTGGTCAAAAGGCCACGATGGCCTCAAACATTCGGAGAAAACACAAGGAGCGTTTCATCATGCCGAAATCCCTCATCATGCGTCTTCGTCACATCATGATGGTCGCGCCACCGGCCGAACCCGGCGGTGACGGACAGCAGCAGGGTGGCGAGCCGCCGGCAGGAGAGAAGACCTTCTCCCAGAGCGATGTCAACCGCATCGTCGAGGACCGTCTGCGCCGCGAACAGGCCAAGTATGCCGATTACGACGATTTGAAAGCCAAGGCCGCGAAATTCGATGAGCAGGAGGAAGCGAACAAGAGCGAACTGCAGAAGGCCACCGAAGCCAACCGCAAGCTCGAATCACAGCTGGCGGAGCAGAAGCACGCCGGCCTTGTCGCCAACGCCTGCCTCAAGCACGGCATCCCCGCCGAATTCGCCGACCTCGTGACCGGCGATGACGAGGAAAGCATCGACAAGACAGCCGAGAAGGTCGCCAAGCTCGTCAGCACACAGGGGAAGCCGCCGGCATCCGGCAATGGCAGGCATCCGCTCGACGGCGAGGGAAACCAGCCGGGCGGGCAGGGAAGCATGAGCATCAGGGAGCAGATCGCAGCCGCCGAAAAGAAAGGCGACTATCAGACCTCCATGACGCTCAAAAGCATCATGCTCGGCACGAAGCGCCAGTAACCACCAATCTGGAAGGAAGACATCATGCCTGGAATCACAGGACAGGGCAACACCTACAATCTGCCCAATTACGTCGGCGAGCTTTTCGCCGCAAGCCGCGAGGACACGCCGCTACTCTCCGCCATCGGCGGACTCACCGGCGGCATCGACACCACGTCCACTCTTTTCGAATGGCAGGGCTACGACCTGCGCGACCCAGACGCCAACCGCCAGCGCCTCGAGGGCGCTGACGCGCCGAAGGGCGAGGAACGCACCCGCTTCCACGCCAACAACGTGGTCGAGATCCACCAGGAGGCCGTCGAGGTCTCCTACACGCGGCAGGGTGCGACCGGACAGCGCAACACCGACAACATGCCGGTAGTACAGGTCGGCGGCACCGCCATCCCCGCTGACGAGCTGAGCTGGCAGATCCAGCAGCAACTCAAGCAGATCGCACGCGACGTGGAAGCCTCCTTCATCTCCGGCCATTACAACAATCCGACCGACAACCAGAGCGCGCGGAGCACCCGCGGCCTCCTCGAAGCCATCACCACCAACGTGATGAGCACCGAGCACACCGCCGCCCAGCTGACAGCGGACGACGTGCTCGACCTCGCGCAGATGGCCTGGGACAATGGCGGCATCCGCGAATCCGAGACGCGCACCATCGTGGTCAACTCCACTCTCAAGCGCGCACTGACCCGCTGCTTCGTCACCGACGCGAAGTATCAGGAGCAGACCCGCAACGTCGGCGGCGTGAACCTGCAGACCATCGAGACCGACTTCGGCCTCTTCAACATCATGCTCGACCCGTACATGCCGAAGGACCAGCTGCTCGTCCTGTCCCTCGAACAGCTCGCCCCGCGCTTCCTCGAAATCCCCGGCAAGGGTCATTTCTTCGCCGAGCCGCTCGCCAAGACCGGCGCAAGCGACAAGGTGCAGCTGTACGGCGAGATCGGCTTGCAGTACGGCGACCAGAAGGCCCACGCGCTCCTGACCGTCGCCGGTGGCTCCGCATCCAACACCGTGAAGGTCGCCGGCGTGAGCCTTGATAAGAAGACCATGGGCGTCAAGACCAAGGGCACCAATACGGTGAAGGCCATCGTTGTGCCCGACGGCGCATCCAATAAGGATGTCGCGTGGACTGTGGAACCGTCCGACAATTCCATCGCCACCGTCAAGGCTGATACCGACAAGAGCGTCGGTGTCGTGACCGGCGTGAAGGCTGGCAACGCCACCGTCACCGCAACCACTTCCGACGGCTCCAAGAAGGCATCCGTCAAGGTCACCGTGACCGACTGAGAAGCCAGATGATGGCCGACACAGATGATTTCGCGAGTGTCGACGATCTTGAAGCCTCATGGCATGCGCTCACGGACGAGGAGAAGACGCGCGCGAAGAAACTCATCGCGTATGCGTCCGACCTGATCCGCTCCTATCGCAGATGGGACAAGGTCAGCAACCTCACCCGTGAGCGCATTTGCTGCGCTGCCGTTAGGCGCGCAATGGAAGCCGATTCCAATGGCGCACCATCAGGAGCCAGCAGCATGAGCGAGACCGCCGGACCATTCCAAGCCACCTACAGCTTCCAGAACCCCACCGGCGACCTCCGATTGTGGCCGAGCGAGGAGAAGGAGCTTGGCGGAAGGCGACGCCTCCTCGCGGGAGCCCTCGACATGAGCACCGGAAAGGTGGTGGCACCATGATCCACGGTGAAACCGTCAAGGTGCTCCGTCCAAGCATCGCCGGAATGGATGCCTACAACACTCCAATCCGCAAATGGTCCGAGGAATCGGTAGGCAACGTGCTGGTCGGCTCGCCGACACAGGACAATGTCGCCACAAGCGTCAATCCGGAAGGATTGCTCGTCTCCATGTCGCTCTACTTCCCACGCTCCTATCAAGGAACGCTCCGGGATTGCAAGGTGATCGTCAGGGGAATCGAATATCGAGTGATTGGCGATCCTGTCGCGCTCGATGGCGGATTGACACCAACTTCCTGGAACATGCAGGTCAACGTCTGCCGCGATGACGGGAGGTGACCATGAAGGGATTCAAGGTCGACAAGGAATGGATGGAACGCAATGTCCTGTCCAACCCAACAGTCCAATCCGCTCTGAACGCGAAGGCCAGACGCATCGCTCCGATCGTGAAGCGCATCGCCCTCAAGGAAGGCGACCGTCATTATGCCGAATCGGTGCGCGTCATGCAGGGACGACGTCCTGGAACGAAATCGCCGACGCATCTGCGCAGACCATATGCCCGAGTCATCATCGGTGACGAGCATGCGGACGCCAAGGAATACGGCGACGGACGGATCTATCCGAAGAAGGGATACCTTCGCCGCGCCATAGCCGAGGCGGGTGGCTGATTATGGCGATTCCGCTTCGCGGCTCATGGCCGCAACCGATGCCGATCATCATCCAATGGCTGCAAGACAAGGCGGGGATCAAGGCTTCGGCGGAAGTGCCGGAGAATCTGCGTGCAAACCTTCCGGCCGTCATCGTCTCTCCGGCGCCGGGTGGCACGACCGCCGATGGATTCACGCGCGGCAGAGCCGTCGACATCGACATCTTCGCCGCTGATTGGACTTCCATGGACGCGACCATAAGAAAGGCCGAAACCGCTCTCTCTCAGCTGCAGGGCGATGGAAACCGATATGGCTACGTCGACTCCTCAACGCTCACCTCATTTTCCGAAGTGAGTCATTCAATGCCTGACGTGCGCCGTTGCACGGCGACGATCACGCTCAACACCAGACCACAATGATTTTTCAATTAAGGAGGAAATGATGGCTGCCATCACCGATGTGCCAAGCATTCTCAATGACAATAACGGAAACGTGCGAAAGTGGGGCACTCAGCTGCTCGCTATCGCCGACTATTCGACCGCGATGCCGGATCCTTTCTTCGACACCGCAACCAACAAACCGAATCAGCTGCCCGAGGGTTTCAAGGTGATGGGCTACATCAGCACTGATGGCGCGAAGATGAGTCGCGGCATCGAGTCCGCCGACACCAGTGCGGTGCAGGATCTGGAGCCGGTGCGTTCCGACATCACCGGACGTACCCGCACCCTGCAGCTCACCTTCCTGGAAATGAACGCATGGGTCAAGGCCTTGGCCCACGGCCTGCCCGTCTCCAAGTGGCCGGCAAACAAGGATGAGGGCTTCGAATTCACCGATGAAACAACCACGGAATTCCCGTACTACCGCCTGATCTGGATCGGTCAGGACGGTGTGGGCGACGCGGCACATTACCGCATCGAGGCCGGGTATCGCGTCAAGGTCACCAATCAGGGCGACAACACCAAGAACCGCTCCGACGCCGAGGGTGAGGACCAGACCTTCACCTTCTTCCAGGATCCGAAGACCGGCAAGGTGTTCTACGAGGGCGAGAAGATCGCCAAGGCCGGTGCCGCGCTTCGTGCTGATGTCTCCCAGTCGCAGCCGGTGTCCGATCAGGCAGCGTCCTCCGAGTCGCAGCCGGTCGCCGACTGACATTGATTCTTCCCGCACCGGGCTTTTGATTCCTTTCACCGGTGCGGGATTTTCCCTTCTTCTCTCGCCGAAAGGAACACTGATTTTTTTGAAAGGATTGAACAATGACCGACAACAAGAAGCGTAAGGTCCGCAGCCTCAAGGCCGTGAAGGCGAAGTATCTTGAATCCCACCCGAAGATTCGGGAGTGGATCGAGTTCACCATCGACGACGAGCCGGATGCGAAGGAATTCCGCATCCACGCTCCAATTTTCCAGTCGAATGAGGAGAAGAAGGCATTCGCGAAGGCCCGCGATGACGATGATGACTTCGAGATGGTCCAGGCGTTGCTCGGCGATCAATGGGAGGACTTCATCGGGGAAGGCGGTCAGGTGAGCATCCTCCTCCTGTTGCTCAATGATTGGGTGGATGAGGTCAACGGCGTGGACAGTGAGGGAAACCCTACAACGCTTTAGAGCTCCTTGATGGTGATGGTCACGCGGAGGAATTGGAGGCCGCGTTATGCGCGGTCTACGCGCCGCGTGACCCAATCAAAGAGTTCTGGCAGCGCAAGATCAGTCTTCGCGCACTGCATGCGCTGATAATCCACATGCCGCCGGACAACGTCTTCTTTCGTGCTTTGGCTGGTGATGGCTGGAGTGAGTCGGAATGGCTGTTGCACGATTTGGGCGACATGCTCCGTGACATCCAGCTAACCATCACCCAGTGCGCTCCATTTGTGGAGCATCCCCTTGAAGAGGATGACATCAGGCCTCGCACCAAGCCTCCGGCTGTCGTGGTGGCTGAGTCCAAACGCGAACAGTCGTCTGTCGACAGCAAGGCCTTACACGCGCAGGAGCGGAGCGAGCTCATGGCGCTTGTCACGGGCGATCAATCGAAAAACTGAACAGTGAGGTGGTCTCATGGCCGGCACAGCCGCATGGATCGATGTGCTCCCGAATCTGAGCGCTTTCGGCACGAAGCTCAACAGCGGTGTGACGGCCGCGGCCACCTCCGCAGGACGGAATGCCGGCAAGAAATTCTCCGACGCCATGAATCAGGCCGCTGGCCGTGACGTGCTGTCAGAGCAGGTCAAGAGCCTGCAGCAGGCTGAGAAGAAGGCCGCGCAGGCGGTCAGCCAGTGCACGTCGCAGATCGCAAAAGCGCGCGACGAGCAGAAAAGCGCCGACCTGCGCGTACAGGCCGCCGAAGTCAAACTGCAGGAAACCATCGTCAAAAGCGGACAATCCTCCTCACAGGCCATCAACGCCCAAGCACGACTCAACGACGCAAGGAGCAAGGCGAGGCAGAAGACCGAAGCCGTCACATCGGCTGAGGAACAACTCAAAGCCGCCAGCAAAGGTCTGAAGGAGACTCAGACGCAGCTCCACGACGCTCAGACGAATCTGAACGCGAGCACTTCCAAGCAGTCGGGATTTTTCGCGTCCGCCGCGGCATCGGCGCGCAATGCCATCAATTCCTTCCGTAGCATGCAATCAAGCGTCACTACCACTGCCGCAAGGGGAGTCGGAGATTCCGAACGCTTCTTCACCGCGTGGGGAGCCGCGAAGTTCGGAGCCATCAGCGGGTTCGCGCAGTCGGCATTCAGCAAAGTCTCAAACATCATCACCAGCAATGTGGAA